TGCTGGACATGTGTAAGCTAATCCAGTACGCTACAGACCAAGGATTCGTGGTGACCGGCGGGGAACTGGCTCGTACGCCCGAACAGCAGGCCATTTATTTTAAGACGGGGCGTTCCAAGACTATGAATTCCATCCATCTAAAGCGCTGTGCAATAGATCTGAACTTCTTCCGTGACGGCAAAATCATTTGGGACAAAACCATAATTGCTCCTGTAGGGGCATACTGGGAAACATTGCATCCTAAAAACCGCTGGGGCGGCAACTTCAAGTCTCTGGTGGATTGCCCTCATTTTGAGCGTAATGTAGGTTAACCATGCCACTTTCCAAGATCCTATTTAAACCGGGTGTCAACAAAGAAAACACACGATACACCACCGAAGGGGGTTGGTACGAAGCCGACAAGGTGCGTTTTCGCCAAGGCAGTCCGGAAGTTATTGGCGGCTGGCAACCGTTTTCTGCCGCTACGTTCCAAGGCGTATGCCGGTCTTTATGGAATTGGATAACGCTTGGCGGCAATAATCTAATTGGCGTTGGTACAAACCTCAAGTTTTACATCAGTCAAGGCGGTCTTTACTACGACATCACGCCTATCCGCGCAACTTCCACAATCAACAACAACCCGTTTGTAGCTACAAATGGCTCTACCACAATCACAGTAACAGATACAAATCATGGCGCACTGACAGGAGATTTTGTTACGTTCAGTGGCGCTGTTAGCCTTGGCGGGAATATTACGGCTACGGTATTAAATGCGCAGTATCAAGTAACAGTCCTTACTGCAAACACATACACATTTACAGCAACAGCTACGGCAAACGCAACGGATGCTTCTGGTTCCCCCGGCGGCGGTGCTTCTGTTGTAGCTACATATCAAATTGGTGTTGGCCCTGCCATTCCTACTCCCCTTGTAGGTTGGGGCGCTGGTAGTTGGGGTGAGTCGGGTACAACATGGGGCAATGGCGGAACATCTACGTCAGCACTTCGTTTGTGGAACCAAATCAACTACGGACAAGACTTGGTCTACGGCCCACGTACTGGCCCTATTTATTATTGGGACGCAAATAACACTGTTACTACCCGTGGTGTGTTACTTAATACGCTTGGCGGTACGGTATCTTTTACAAACGCTTCTCCTACAGTTGTCACTTCAACTGTTCTCTATAACGAAGGTGCTGCGCTTCAATTCTCTGGTGGCTCATTGCCAACTGGCGTGTCTGCGGCAACTACGTACTATGTGTTTGCAGTGGAAGGTCTAACATTTAATTTAGTAGATGTCTCAGGTAACGTAATCAATACATCTAGTTCAGGCACAGGCGCAGTATCCTTAATCGTGGATGTGCCTACAATTCAGAATAACCTTACGGCGTCCGACAGTTCGCGTTTTATAATTACGTTCGGTTGTAACGATTACGGCTCAATTGTGCTAGACCCCATGTTAATTCGCTGGTCAGCGCAAGACGATATCTACAACTGGACACCATCAATTACAAACCAAGCGGGTAGTATTCGTATATCTCATGGCTCAGAAATTGTAGGTATTGTGCAAACTCGTCAAGAGATTGTGGTGTTTACCGACTCGGCTATATATTCACTTCAGTATCTTGGCCCTCCTTACGTTTGGGTTCCGCAGCTTCTTGGCGACAACATCTCTATCATGAGCCCTAACGCGGCTGTGATTGCTTCAGGCATTGTGTACTGGATGGGCGTTGATAAGTTCTATATGTACGATGGTCGCGTGCAAACGCTTAAATGCGACCTGCGCCGCCATGTGTTTAGTGACCTTAATCAAGAGCAAGGACTGCAAGTGTTTGCAGGAACAAGCGAAGGTTTTAATGAGGTCTGGTGGTTCTACTGCTCGGCTAATAGTTCTGTGGTAGATAAATACGTTATCTTTAATTATCTTGAAAATATCTGGTACTACGGCACTATGTCACGTACAGCGTGGTTGGATTCTGGTTTGCAGACTGTTCCTATTGCAGCAAACTACGTCACTGCTACGCTCACGGGTAACTTGATAAACCATGAAACAGGTTTAAATGACAACACAACTGGCACTGCCGTTGCAATTGATGCTTACATTGGCTCGTCTGAGTTTGATATTGGTGATGGCCATAACTTTGGTTTTGTGTGGCGCGTCCTGCCGGACTTAACTTTTGAGAATGCTGAGAACAGCCCCACTGCCGTTGCCCCACAGGTAACTATGACGCTGTACGGTCTGACCAACTCAGGCTCTGGAACTACAAGCAGTGCTAACGGCACAGTCGTGAAGGGTAGTACGTATGTTATTACCGAAGAGTTTACAGGCCAGATATTCACACGTATGCGCGGTCGCCAGATGATATTTAAGATTAGCTCCAACCAAGTTAACACTTGTTGGCAGCTTGGCGCACCTAGAATTGACATCCGTCCTGACGGCAGACGCTGATGACTTCCAAGAACCGCATCATTGTTCCAGCTTCACCCAGCTTACCGTTGGGTACGGATCAGTATGAACGCCGTTATCAAGACCAATTTACCAATATTTTGCGTTTGTACTTTAATCAGATACAAAACGCTCTAGGTGAACTGTTTAGTGACGCTGGCGGTAAATACGTTGCATTTCCGCATGGAGCGTTTTCCAGCGATCAAGACCAGACAGCGATAGTTAATACAGCTACGCTAATGACGCTGAACACCACAGACTTTGCTAGTGGCATAAGTATTAACAACTCGGAAATTACTGTAGCTAACGCTGGCATATACAACCTACAGTTTAGCGCCCAGTTCCAAAACACAGACACTGCGTTTCAAGATGTTTATATCTGGTTGAAACAAAATGGTACGGATATTACGGGGTCAACAGGGTTTGTATCTATTCCAAATAGACACGCAGGCACGGATGGACACTCAATTGTTGGCTGGAATTATTTTCTGTCCATGAATGCTAATGACTACGTTGAGATTTATTGGTCTGTGCCTAATGTCGCTGTATCTATTCAACACCTTGCCGCTTCTGGCACGCCTACTAAGCCGTCTACTCAATCCGTTGTAGCCACACTTTCATTTGTGTCTGCGCTTTCAGCATGATACGATCAACCACCCTGAGCAAACACCATGGATACTGACGCTATTAGTGAGAATTCTAAATACAAGAAAATTCCACTTGACTATGTGGAGTTCAGCGAAGTTGACGATATCTGGATTCGGTCGTACACATTAGAGAAGGCAAATACTGTCATATCTCAGCATGTCCATGAACACGACCACGCTACCATTGTTTCACGTGGAACAGTTGAGGCTTGGCAAGACGGCAAGATTCTTGGACAATACACAGCACCTGCTGTAATCACCATTCCGGCTGACAAAAAACATCATTTCATAGCATTGACTGATGACGTTGTGCTCTGCTGCCTTCACAATCTTCGTGGGACGGGCCTAGAGTCGCCCAAAATTAAGGAGTAAATACTATGACTATGATGCTTGCCGCGTTTACCGCCGCTGAAGCCTTCACCGCCGCTGAAGCCGTTGCCGCTGCTGAAGCCCTTGCCGCCGCTGAAGCTCTTGCCGCTCAACACGCCGCTCAAGTTGCCGCCGCTGAGGCCCTTGCCGCTGAACAAGCCATTGCCGCCGAAGCCGCCGCCGCTGCCGAAGCCGCCACCGCTACGCAAACGGGGATTATGGAGATTGGGTCTAATGTTGTACCTACTGCTGAAACTAGTGCGGCGGGTCTTGACGCTGTTAAAGGAATAGAAGGCGTTAACTCGGCTCAGATGGCTCAGCAACAAGCTCAGATCGCACAACAAGGACTCTCGCCAGAACAACTTGACGCTTTTGCACGCGGAGAAGAAATGGCTAGATTAAGTTCTGCTAACCCTCCCCTTGAAGTACCAGCATATACAGGGCAAGGCAGCATGTTAAATCCTCCTCTCGCTCAGGTTTCCCCTGTTGAATTAGCACCACAATCTGGGGTCGCCCCTGTAGAAGCAGGCATCCCCCCTGCTCCCCCTGCTCCCCCCGCTCCTCCTGCTGACATATCAAATGTGGCAAT